GTGCCGCGCAAACTTCCTCCACCTTCACCGAAAGCAGAAGCTCGTTTGTTGCTTTCGGCCATACGTTTCTTTAGTTGGTCTTTCATGCTCATGGTTGATCTTCTCCTTAAGTTAAAAATTTTTTGCCAACAAAATACTTATCCGGAATTGATTAATGTCTACTCTTTTTCTTTTGCCTCCTTTCTTCTGTCCTCTAATTTTTGCCTTCTTCTGGCCGCCCTTCTGAATTCGGATGAATTCTTTTCCGATGCTTCCGAGGGAAGTTTGACATCAGAATAATAGTTTCCAAGCCACAAACTTACGATATCACCCAGCCTTTTGCCCTTCTCTTTTATTGATTCCTTGGCGTTTTGAAGGACGTTTACCGAATGAGTGGCCTTTCTTAGCTGGTTTTGGATATCGACATAAGACGGATCATTCTGGATTGCGGATTTTATCGCCGGTTCGGTTGGTTTTGCATCAAAACCGAATTCCCCAGGATCATCCCTTATTGCCTTATCCAGCTCAGAATATTTGAGGGCCAACTTATCTTTTAAGAAATCCCTTTCATCAACAGCGTCGGCGATCAATTCGCCGATATCCTCCATTAAATCCGCTTGTTTGGCGCATTCTAAATGAAGACTATTAAGATCGATTGACGTTTTGTCCGAATGTTTCCCCATATATCCTCCTTTCTCCCGATTATATCCTGTTTCAAAAAGTTTTAAATGCGCATGAATAAAAATTTTATTCTTGACTTAACGCCCTTAATGCCTCACAGCAAGCGACGGTCAAGGCCGGGTGGCGACCATACATCATACTTTCGGCGAAACAAGTTGCGGCGAAAGAAAGCCCTTGACTTGGCAACTTTTTTCGGTTTTTCATAACGCTTTCGAGATAACCGGATATACTTATTCTTACTTTTTCCGCTTCAAACCCCTTATCCTTTAGGGATTTCAAAATTTCAACAACTTCAGGCCAAGTTGATTTACCCATTATAGCCCTTGCTAACTCGATTGATTCAACGTCTTCACCTATAGACGATGTTATAACGTCTCGGATTGCTTCATCTTCTTCCATGTCGATAACGCTATCCAAAACAACAAGGGCCTGTCTTGCGCTGCCATTAGAGTTTGAAGCGATAGATCGAATGTGGCGCTTGGGAAAGTCGGATATTCCCTCTTTTTCAAGTGCTCTTTCTAAAATCCTTTCGATGTCTCTGGAAGAAAGGGCGGAAAACTTCAACATTTTGCAGCGCGATTTTACGGCAGGCAGAAGTTTTTCAGGTTCAGTAGTGCAAAGAACGAAGTACACGTTTGGGGGCGGGAATTCAAGGGTTTCAAGAAGGTTGTTCCAAAAATCTTTAGTGGCTTGGTGACACTCGTTAAGAACGTAGATTTTTCCTTTTGACGTAAAGGTTCCAAGCCGGCATGATCTTTCGATTTCGCGTGAAGAATCGATTCCACGGAGGTCACCAATATTTAACTCGATAACGCGACCGCCAATCATTTTCCCCAGTATCTTTGCCGTTGTTGTTTTTCCGCAACCCGTATGGCCGTGAAAACATAAAACCTGGGGGAGTTTATCTCGATCCATCATTGATTTCAGGCTTTTAACGGTGGAGTCTTGACCTATAAGGCCGTCAAGGTCTTGGGGTCTATTTATGTGCTCTAATGTGTCTGGATTTGTTGCCATGTTTGTCCTTTCTTTGTCTTGGTTCGTTTTTAATCCTGGTTTTATAATATACTATCAATAAAAGGTTTTTTTGATAGTATATAAATTTTTTAACCTCAAAGCAGAAAAATATTTTTTTGACCCCTTTATAATAAAAGGAGACCAAAAAAGAAAGGGGAAATAATGAGTTCAAAACCTTATCCGGATATAATGGTTGGAGATTCAGAGGAAAGGGACGTTTGGAGGGCCATAAACCTTAAAGCAATGATGGATGAAACCCTTTCATGGAAGGCGAAAGGGCTTTATTACTACATAATGACCCGCCCTGAAGGTTGGAAAATTTGGGTGGAAGACCTCAAAAAAAGATCAACAGACGGGGAGACGGCGGTCAGGTCGGGAATAAAGGAACTTATGGCTTCAAAATATTTATACAGGGTAGCCATAAGGGGAGACCAAAAACAATTTATTCAATGGGTTTTCGTTGTTTTTATTACGCCAAAAGATAGAACAGATCAAGAGGTTTTAGCCAAAATAAGTCCACTTTCGGGTTTTCCAGAAGTGGCTCAGCCAGAAGTGGGCTTTCAAGGGTATAGATATAAAGAGGACAGACCGGAAGAAGGAGAAGAGAAAGAACTTTTCCCTGATAAAAATAGGGATTTTCATCAGGTCAAAGCGGCCCAAGGCCATTTCGCGAAAGAAAATAAACCTAATAAGCCAATATTATTGCGTAGGCGGGTCAAATATCCTGCAAAATATTACCTCAGCAGAATAGAGGAAGAAAAACCAAAAACCCTTTATTCGGAAGAGGCATCACGAATAGTCGAGCACTGGAACAAGAAAACCTCCCTTATTTCCCATCAATACGGCAAGGCACCTTACGAAAAATCGGCGAAAGCCGTTGATCGGGCTTTGGAAAAACATTCGTCAAAAACTATCCTTATGGCTATCGATAAGTATGACGAATTATTTTCAATGAAAGACCTTTCTATCAATTCTCAAATTCCGGGCCATCGGGTTTCGTTTTATGAGTTTCTTAATGGATTTGATATCAACACGAAGGAGAGAATGGAGCGACGGGATGTTGAAATGCCATTTACGGGAACCTGGTTTGCGTTTCTCAGGAAGGAACCAGCGCCAGAATCCTTTTTTGCGGACATAATAGAAGATGAAAAGCCGCAAATAACAAATACATTAAAACGCCGTTATACAGAGAAGTTTTTGGGTGGATTAGAACCAGAAAAAGGCTTTACACCCAAAGAAGAGAATTTGTTCAGGCGTGGGGCGATTAAATTTTTTGAATTTGTTCGGAAAAACAACAGGAAAGTCATGTTTACACCGGAAGAAATAAGAAGGCCTCAAAACGCTGTCCATTACGTTTTTGAGGCCTTAGAAGGCAAAGGAATGACCGATGTTTCGCCGGGGATTTTCGCTTCAAATTTTATGTTTGACAACCTTCTTCCGAGGCACTTGAACAATATCGGGGCGTCTGGATCGATAAGCGGTTCAGCTTATTCAGAACAACCAAAGGGCGGAACTTTTGCGGGGATTATAGATGACGAATAAATGGAAACGAAGAGGGTTAAGGCTACAGCCGGAAATATTGACGCAACCTCCAATTCCAGAATCGCTTCACGGTATAAACCCAAGATCGATTTTGGGTCCATCTTGGTGGGAAACCCAAAAAGAAATAGCGAATAAAAAGAACGACTTTTGCTGTTGGACTTGTGGGGTTTCGAGGTCGAAAACACTCAATGGTTATCTTGAATCGCATGAAATATATCATTTTGATTTTGATAGAAAAACCCTTTCGTTTGAAAGGGTTTCAGCGCTTTGTGGTGATTGTCATAACTTTGTTCATCCTATTCGTTTGTTGTTTTTATTTCAAAAAGGGGAAATTTCTTCGCGCAAATTCAGGAATATTTTAAGGCGTGGCCTTAAAATATTGTCAGATAACGAGTTAAAGCCGTTTCCAATTACGAAAGCGGTTTATATGGGTGCTGAGGGTTATGGTGAAGAAGACATAGACAGGTTTATTTTCTCTTCAAATACGCCAGATTTAGGTGGATTTTGGACGTTAAATATTGAAGGAGTAGAATACAAAGGGAGTTTATGATAAAACGACACGGGAAAACCGATATAACCATAGAAAAGAAGATCACAACCGCCTTTATCGTATCAAGGCGGTTTTGTCGCGATATATCGCAAGTTTACCGTCCTGATTTCATAAAACTCGATTATGCCCGAAAAATTATTGATTGGTGTATCGAGTTTTACCAAAAACAAGATGATGCGCCGGGGCTTTCAATAACGGATATTTATGATCTTTACAAAGATAGTTTGGATGATTCGGTTTCTGATTTGGTTTCATCTTTTCTTTTAGAATTATCAGAAACGTATGAAGAAGGCGATTATTCAAACGAAGGCTTTATAGTAGATGAAGCCTTTAAATATTTTGAGGCCAGATCATTAGAAATCCTTTCGGATAGAATCAAAACAGCTGTAACGGTCGGGAAAATAGATCGGGCAAAGGACGAATTAGCGCATTTTCATAAGGTTGATCGGGTGGTTTCTCAATGGTTTAATCCTTTGGATAAACAAGAAATTATAAGCACATTTGAGGATATAGAGAAAGACCGATTATTCAGGATGCCAGGAGTAATCGGTGATTTTCTCGGTGATTTTTCCAGGGGTCAAGTTTTTGGAATTATTGGACCAATGAAGCGCGGAAAGTCTTTCTGGATAGATGAGATTTTATTCCAGGGAGCACTCACAAAAAAACGGGTTGCAAAAATTTCTTTTGAAATGAATAAAACTCAGCAAAAATACCGTTTTTACAAACGTATGACCGCCCTTGCAGAGAATGGAGGTGCTTTTAATTATCCTATTTTTGATTGCCTGCGAAATCAAGAGGATTCTTGTTCACTAAAAAAAAGGGCTTGTAATTTTGGAGTGATAAACGAAGAGGGGTTCAAAGCAAAATTTGACCCAAAATCTAAATATAAACCGTGTGACGCTTGCAGGGGAGACGGGACAAACCGCTTTATTCCGGATGTTTGGTGGGAAGAGGTAGCAAGGGGAGAATTGACCCCAACGAGCATTATAAAAAAAGTAGACCTTTTCACCAAATATTTTGGTGACAGAATCCGATATCTTTCATATCCATCATTTTCCGCTGGTGTAGATCAGATGGATCGAGATTTAGATTTGTTATACCAACAAGACGGTTTTGTTCCAGACCTTATCGGTTGGGACTATCCAAATATTACGAAAGGAGATGAAAGGAAAGATCCACTTTGGAACACGAATATGAAGTGGCAATTTGCCAAACGTATGGCAGAAGAAAGACATTGTCTTGTAATTCCGGCGCATCAAGGAAATCGCTCATCAGTTACAAAGAAAAATATGGCCCAGGGAGACGTTTCTGAGGATATCCGGATTTTGGCGCACGTTGACGGTCTTATGGCTTTGAACCAGACGGAATGGGAAAAAACTCAAGGAATTATGCGCTTGTCTCTTTTGGCTGCTCGTGAGGTAGAATTTGGAAACCAAAAACAAGTCATCGTTCTATATAAACCGGAATTAGGTCAGACAAATCTCGATTCTGAATGGCTTATAAGGCAGAAGCAAGGCGGATAAATTTTTTTAATACAGGTAAAATTTTTTTTGATAGTCTTTTCAATTGCTTACGTTTTTCGATGTATAAAACACAAGAAAATTGACGAAAAAAAACGATTTATTGAGGGTTTTTTGTCAATTGGTTTCTATTTGAAGCAAATTCATCATATCGTTAGTTTTTGAGGCTTTACCTTTTGCCTTAACGGGCGTATAACTGAAATCAAGATCGGGGCGGAAAGAAAAGCCCAAACCTAAACCGGCCCAAAAGAGGGCCAAACAAAGGAGAGCAAAATGAAAAGAATCGAGATCGAAGGTTTGAAGGGTAAGGAACTTGTTAATTTTTATAACGAACTGGTTGAAACACATTCTCAAAATCTTTTGCCGGGTGAGTTGGCGCTTACCAAGATCAAAAAGTTTTCGGACAAAGCAACCGGTGTAGCAAGGACAAAAGCCCTTTACGATAAGGTCAACTCCAGGGTTTCCGATGAGCCCGTGATCGTGGAGGAAGCGGAACCGGCCACGGTTTATGATATTCCCGCAGACCCCAAAGAAATCCTTTACCGGAATTTCGGTGATTGGGAACCGGCTGCCGGTCGGGTCAAAATCGAGAAACCCATCCCCAACGGCGATTGTCCGGCATGGAGTAGCAAGCCAGTTCAGCGGATCAATCTTAATCGCAAACCCAAGGGCGTTTTTCTTGATTTCGTTGGCGTAGACGATGTCGAAAATGTCCTTATAACCTTTTACTTGGACCAGGACGGTGACAAGGTCACCGCCCTTCGTTTTAACAAACAGACAGGAGGTTTTACCATGGCAAAAGTGACAGGAAATCAGTTGCGCAATGCGGCAAAGGAACTCAACGCGGCAGGGATTCTTTTTGCGGAAGAGGAAGGGGAAAAGAAACCTTACAAGGTTAACCCTATCTGCAGCAATGAGGAACTCGTGGAGCGGTTTCTCAAGGCGGTCGAAGGCATCCCCAAGGATGATGAAGGCAAGATTCCGGCAAAGGTTATCGAAACGTACAACAACCTCACGGGTGAAGGCGATGATTTCGGATTGGCGCCCACGCCGCAGAAGAATGACGGCAAAAAGGGCAGCGGCAAAAGCGGCCGTCCGGCATCCAGCTACACGCGCATTCAGGCGGCCATCGATGCGGCCAAGAATCTCGACGGGGAAGCAACGAAAGATCAGGTGATCACTGCCGCAGATGCCCTGTACGTTGAAAAGGGTGGGAATTCCAACTTGCGCGAAAGCGCATGGGCCGTGAACACGGTGGTTGTGCCGCTTGCCAGAATCGAGGGATTGCTGCCGCACAAAATTTCTGGTATTTCCGAGGGTTATGGCCGGATTGACGCCCTGCTCGATGCTCTTGACGCCAAGGGCGGGATCAAAAAAGGCGAGATCGAAGGAAAGGTCATGGAAATCCTTGAGAAAAAAGGGAAAAGCCTTTCCGCCAAGGAGACCAGCCGCCAGATCAGCATTGCCTTGCCCGCCTTTATCGCCACCGGTATGGTAGAGGAAGATGGCGAAAAGTTGAAATTGAAATAAAACCGGAACCGGAACCAACGACGAAAAGGAAGGGGGCAACCCCTTCCTTTTTTTTCTTCAAGTCACAAAAATATTTTTTTGATAGGTTATAATTAAGAGAGAAAGGAGACGGGATTTGAAGAGATTAAAAACACCGATAACGATAAGGGGCGATAGTTTGTATTGCCCACTTCCAGTTTCTCTCGATACTTACGGGAATTGCTTTACGGATTGCTGGCATTGTTATTTTCGTCGTTTGAACAAAGTTTGGGGTGAAGACCTTAAGCCACTTGATCTTTCTATCCTGAAAAGAAAACTCGAAAACGGGCTAAAAAACAAAAATCCAAAATCTTTTATTGCTCATGCCTTAAAACAAAAAAAGACCTTACGCTTTGGCAATAAAGCGGATCCATATCAGGAAGCGGAAAAAGAGTATTACGTCACAAAAGGGGCGTTGAGACTTCTTATCCGCTACGATTGGAGTTTTGTACTCCAAACCCGTTTTACTAAACTCATGATTGATCGTGACCTTTCGCTTTTAAGACGGGCCAATTGCATAGTTATGCCCGTTATATCCACCGGATTCATGCGAGATTGGGAGATTTTTGAGAGACAAAGAACTACTTCACCGGAAAGGAGATTGGTTCATTTAGAGTATTTAAGGGGCGAAGGCATACATGTAGGAATAAATGGTGAACCGTTTATTCCGGGCTTTCATTCCGTAAGGGAATTTGCCGAAATGATGAAACGTCTTTCGGCCAGAGGGTTTAGATCATATAACACCTATTCTTTTCATTGGAATGAATTCGTTGCCAAGCGTCTTGTCGATATCGGGGTTGATATCGAAAAAATTTGGCATTATAACCGAGACGAAAAATGGAAACCGATTTTGATCAAACTTATCGGTATTGCGAAAAAATACAATATCGATTTAGGTTGTCCGGATTTCGTAAATTCAGGCGGTTTCGTTCAAAAGGCCAATACATGTTGCGGCATAGACGTACCAAACCCATGCGAGTTTAACGCAATAACATGGAAAAGACTTCTCAAAGAAGGAATGACGAGAGAAGAAGTCTTGACCGATACTTTCGACGGCGTTGGCGATTGGGGGCTTGGGGAAAAGGTTATGTTTGGCAAAACAAAAGAATTTTATACAATGGACGATATTGATGAAAGTAATTAAAAATACGCCAGTTGAGGTTTATACCGGAGGGAACGGGATTGTTTTTGTCAAGAGAGAAGACCTTTGCGCTCCAGAAGGAGCACCGCCGTTTTCAAAAATTCGGGGCATAGTAAGACGATTGAGAAAATTAAAAAGGGAAGGGGTGAAAGTAGTAGGGTATGTTGAAACCTCTATTTCTATGGCCGGTTGGGGTCTTTGTTGGGCGGCCAACCTTATTGGCGGTATAAAGGTGGTTATTTTCGATCCAATTTATAAAACAAAACAGGAAACCCTTGATTTTCATAGGGAACAATGGAAGAAATTCAAAAATATAGAGATAATCCCAATAAAGGCCGGGATGGCCAAGGTGAATTTTTATATAGGCAAGAGAATATTACAAAAGGAATATCCGGATGGCGTTTTGCTTCCTTTGGGGTTGCCTTTTTATGAAACAATAGAGGAAACGAAGAGGGAATTTGAAACAACAAAAAGAGTTATCCGGAGACGTTACAGAGAGAGAATAAAAACCGTTGTTAGTTGCGTAGGGTCCGGGACAATTTTCGCAGGGCTTATTTCTGGTGTTTCTAATGATCGCTTTGAATCCTTTCGTGGCGTAAACACAAGATATACTCGATATTTGGAAGCGCAAAAAATTAACATTATAAAGAAATCTCTATTGACCGGTGAGGAATTCCATGGTTTTCTTAACAAGAAGCGAAAGCCGGGCGGTGGCCTTAAAAGGTCAACTAAAAAGGTTGATTTTGATATAATCGATCTTGGATATGATTATACGCAGCCAGCCGTTGGTATAGATTGCCCTTTTCCCTGCAATCCGTATTACGATTTAAAAGCCTATAAATGGATGCAGGAAAACATAGAACTTCTTGAAAGACCTATTCTTTTTTGGAACATAGGAAGTTGACATGCTTCCGTTGGTAAGTTTGACCGATAGGGAATTTGTCGAAATTATCAAAAGGCGAAACATTGATGAAGAACGGGCCATAAACTGGATGGTTGATACGGGTTGGAAGATAGGAAGGACTGAAGACGGACAAAACGAATTTTTTCCACCGGATTCCAACGAAAATATCGGGCGTGTTCCCTTATACAGCCTTAATAATTTGCGTGCGTTAGAAGTGAAAACAAGAAGTCTTACGACGGGAAAGGAAAAGCTATCAGTGAAATATTACGAAATAAGAGAAGTTGTCAAAAGTTTGGTCCCAAGAAAGACCAAACTTTTAAGGTTGGACCACGCCGTTCACGCCGTAAAAGAGAAAGGGCGAAAAGGCAACTATAAACAATTTGACCTTTTAAAAGACGATATGTTGATTCATGAACGTCTTTTGGATACTGAAAACATCCGGTCTTTTTTTGAGATATCTTTACGTGCGGCTTATTGTCCGATGCCGTTTAATGCCGATGTATGGGACGGATTGCGGTGTCCTTATAGGTGCCGATATTGTGTCCCGTCAGGAACAAAGATAAAGATGGAG